TAACTTGTGGACGAGTTTTGTTTACTGATACCTTTTCTGCTATTTCAACTCTAACTGTACCATCAGGAGATTCAATTACAGAAATGTCTGAAAGCTTAATACCGTCTTCGCCTATATTAGATTCTAGACGTTGTCCTGTGTATTTCTCATAGATAAGATAGTCTAGCGTGTCTCGTGACACAGGTACAGGTTTACCCTTTGCTCCTTTGTAAAACGTATTTCCCTGTTCATCTCTGTATATTTCATTCTTAAAAACGTCAGAATATATTTTATCCATCTCGTTTGAAGAGATAGTGCCCCTCATAGGGTCTTTACCACGATATTGTTTTCCTAAAAATCCAAATCCGGATGCAAGACCTTTTTCACCCTGTTTGTCAGCGATATGTTTATAGCCAGTGTAGTCAATAGAATTGAAACCGCGCATAAGATAGGTTTCAAAATTCTGTAGTACTTGCCAACGTCCCTTCTTAGGTGCGTTTGGTGCTTCCTCACTAAATAAAGTTACAAAGTCTTCACTCTTTTGTACATCAAGAAACAAAGCATCCCCGTCGTAATTTGGGTTCTTTGTTACGGCATTCATCATAGATTTTATATTTGTTTTTGCATTTGGGGTTATGTCTCTCCTGTTGAGAACATAGTCAAATGCTTGGTCAACCGTGAGGGTGCCCTGACTTACAGCTTCTTGGAATAGTTCTTGATTCATCTAGTATCCGAATACTTCGTCTTGGACTTGGTGGACCTGATTCTTGATCGCACCTAATTGTTTGTGTATCGAAGCGTAGCCGCTCATACGTGTCATCATTCCGTAGCGCAGGGCATCGTATGCGTGGTCTTCTGCCTTCGTATCTACGTCTTCGCTGTTTGTCTTGGAGAGGGGTATGCCTGCAATCTGCTTGACGATGTTCTGGCACGATGAGAAGAAGCGTAGTCGCGGCTCCTCTGTGTAGGGATCGTCAGCGAGACGACGGTGTATTTCCATCTTCCCCTGAATGCGGTTGCGGTCTGCTGGAGTCCACCGCACACCCTCACGCATCATCACTTCTGCGATTGAAGGCCCAAAACCCGTCTTGTTCCAGCAAGACGAGTCAAGGACCGTGTAGTGAGGTATGGGGTCTAGTTGTTCCGCTTCTAGTATTCTAGCAGCTAATTCTTCTGCTGTCAAGTGTTTTTGGTATAATTCCCTGTATATCCAGATGTTGTTGTCCCAGTCGATAGCACCCCAGAGAACACAGGATGGTGCGGCGTATCCGTAGTCGGACATACGTATGCGAGGCCAGTTTGTCGGAAGTTCGAATGGTTCGACAACGTGGCGGGTACGTGAGAATTCTGGGAAGGCCGCTCCCTCTGCCACATCCCAATCCCCTTCGAGAAGTCTCTTTCGCTCGACATCCGGGAGCGATCTGAGCATCGCCTCGTATTGACCGTCCGCCATGAGGTGCGGGTTGTCGGTCAACCGCGCAGGAACAAACTTGCGAAAGAAGAGCGGCTGACCTGCTTTCTCGTGACCGGTGGGCCACACAAACGGTTTCTTTGTTTCTATATCGAAGGCAGGAAAAGGCTTATTTTCGGGAGTTCCTTCGATGTAGGTTTTCTTGACCCACCAACCACCCACTCCTCCGGGGTTGGCTGTGCAGCGCATGTACAGGTGTTGCTGGAGTTCAGGATCAGTAGTACGAAGGCGAGAACGCAGGTAATCCCAGACATAGGGCGTAGGATACTGAGTAATTTCATCGATGCCTATCCAGTTGAATGCCTGCCCTTGAAAACGAGTTACGTCCTTGTCCTTGTCGAGATAGGTGAACCAGATGGTTGCACCGGAAGGAAACACCCACGTGGACTTCGACTCGCGGAACTTCGCACCGGGGAACGCCTTCGTGTACAACTGGCGTGACTTGTCGATGAGTTCGGTTAGTTCGTCAAGAGTGCGCCTAAGAAGAAGCCCACGATGATTAGGGTTGTGACAAAAGCGCAGAGGATCGGCCAAGAGAGCGAAAGACTTACCGCCCCCGGCTGCACCGCCATAGAGTACATCTCTTTCACCCGCGCTAAGAAATTCTTCTTGCGGTCCCTCATTCGGCTTAAATACGATTTCAGCATCATCAACCAAATCTGAAACGGCTGCAGGAAGTTCTGCGAGGTCGCCTTGATCGATGACATTAGTTTCTTTACCAACAAGTGCCTTTTCTACCTTTCCTATCTTATCTTCGAGTTTGCGGGCGTAGCGTCGTTTGTCCTCTGCCGCCTTCGTTGTCTTGGCTGCACGACGCTTTGCTCCGTTGAGTTTCTTTTGAGCAGCGCGTCGGGCACGTTCCTTTGTAGAGAGGTTGTACGTGGCTTTGGGTGCGTTGGGGTCTTTCTTAGGACGACCCGCCATCGATCACGACCTCTTTCTTGGGCGGGAGCAGGACAACGCCGTGTACTGCGGTTACATTGTGGTTGATTGTCTCTTGCTGCTTCACTCCTACACGGTTGAGGAGGCTCTCAGCAGCCTTGAGACGCAGATCATCACCGCGTTCGGGGGCGGGGTTGTCAATTGTGTCTACGAGGCGTGTAGCAGCCTTATAGGCGTTCATAGACAGGACATCTTTCGTGCGATCTACGATCTCTTCAGCGAGAGTTTTGCGTAACCAGACTGCACTGCCCTTCGAGTAGCCTGCATCGACGGCTGCGGCAGTTACATTGCCACCGTTTTCGAAGAGAATGTCGAGGAATTGCGTCTGTTGGGGTGTGAGTTCCCGCTTTTTCGGCGTTTGTTGGGGAAGAAGGTTCATACTCAGGTCGATTCTTGTGCGATTACGGCGCATTTGGCACCGACAATGATCTTTCCGGGCGTGATATTACGTATTTCTTTGATCATCTGTACGACACGGATCGAACATTCGCCCTCATTGAGGTACGGACCCCGCTTATCGATGAATTGTGTGCATTCGTTGGGGCTGTGGAGCCAACAAGCAAATAACATAGCTGTGAACATTGTATATTCTACCTAGAAAGGAAAAGGGTGAGACGCACTTATGTCCTGTACCACTTGGTTAGTACAACGTAAGTGTCGCGTAGTGGGGTGGTCCGACATAAAAATGCGGCTCACAACAACAGTATAGGCTCTTTTTACATGTGTGTCAACTTTTTTTCTTGACAAAAATAAAATTCGACTGTACTATGGACATAAGTCCGCCGGGGTAAACCCCATAGGTACCCGCCGAGTATCCCGCCGATCCCCCCTACGCATCCTTTTTAGTCATATCGATAACCTCAATCTCCACAATCGCTGTCGGGATTGCATACAAGTACTGGTACCCCCCCGGTGGCCCTAGTGACCCCTATGGGCCGGATCACATCGGTGATGCCGAGGTGGCCAACAATTCGACAAGCCCAGACAAGAACCCGCCGGATTCACTCTTGCATGTGCGTCTGGCTCTTTTTTTTTACCATCTGCCGACAATTTGTCACATGAGGTAATTCGTAGGGTAGATGTCACGGGCAAAAAGCCCAGCCTATCCCGAACGCAAGCCCCGCCAGATTATCCCGCCATATCAACCCGCAATGCTATTAACTGGCACGCGGGCAAAAAAAGACCCCGCCAGCTAGTGTGACGGGGCAAGTTGAGGGAGGAAAGCGCGGTATTAGCCCCCCGCGCAGGGTAAGCGATTATTTATACTTCGGATGATCGTACGAGTAGGACACCACCTTTTTAACTGGTTGCTTCGGGTCCATGAAAACCTTAACACGGATCGGGTTGCCGTATTGATCGGTACCGGCAAGCTTCACAACCTTGAAGGTCTTGTGATGCATGGTTTCGAAAACGACCTTTGCATTGCCCTTGTTGTGGTCTGAAGTGTCCTTAGCGTGTGCGAAAATTGAGAGTTCCATCTTTTCCTATCCTTGTTTTCTAGACGTTGAGGCGGGCCAACAGCAGCCCGCCCCACATTATAAGCACAAGCTATGCCACCTTTGCAAGCCGGTAGATATTCACATACCCGCCCCGCCGGTTACCCGTCGATCGTATTTCGATATCATATCCTGCTTTCTTCAGGCCAGACAGGTAGGTATAAACCGATGCTTTCTTGATGTTGAGATGTCCCGCAAGCGTGGGGACAGCCAGAAAGGTGCCCTGCGAAAGATAACCCACCAGTCTTCTGTGCGTCTCGCAAAGCCCTGCCTTTC